TATGTTACCTGAGACATAATGTCGTCTGTCGATGGCAATCCTTCAATTGGGATGGTCATTTGCCATGTATGGCGACTAAATGATACTCATCTGTCACCATCATAGAATGACCCTTTCCCTCCCTTTATCATCTCTTGATATGCCTTATGACTTTCGCCTTTCATGCTATAATACTTACGTATTATAAGCTGATTTAGCACGAAGTCGAAGGCATCCATCAATGACTGGGTTTCATTAGTTGAAAGCGAGATTGTTTCCGTTTCCGTAAGGAACGGTGCAACCCCACCTCTAATAAAACCGAAAGGGCCGATTATGCTTCATAAAAGGTTCTTTCCCGATCCCTTCAGAGTTAACTCTGTAGGGAACGAGTCGAAGAGATCTTCTATTTCACTGGAGTGGCGAACTTCTCCCTCTTTCTGAGTTAGATCGAGAAATAGGCTCGGGAGCTTGCTTTGGGAATATAGTACACCCATCACGCTCTTAGCGCCAATAGCTGAATAGTCAGCTTTGGAATCTAAAAGACGTTTAGCAAACTCTGCTACACCGACAGTTGATTCTAAAGACTTCGACAGGTTGATGTCAACCCCTAACGATTTCATTAAAGAAAGATAAGCCTTAGCTACGCCGGTATCGGCGATGACAATGTCATCACCTAATACAGCATAGTGGGGAAATCAAACTTCTCATCCCGCTCGCATCGCTGCGAGTTGGACAATGTAATGATGTGTTAGAGCTAGCATCCCTCAGCTCGAATAAGCTCCCATTGGTTGTCCCACAGCATAAAGCAATGGAACGTCCTTGTGTCATCATGACCTACCCACCAACAGGGTGTGTCATGCGTCTGCGAAAGTAGAGTCAATTCATAAAGAAATGATGTCTCTTTGCAACAACACTGGGAGTCTATCGGTAGCCGCTGACAGATCATAACTATATATATCCTGGAACCCTTGATCAAGTAATCTCCTGATGGGGGAGTACTGATTAAAAGTTCCATCCTGAGGAATATTCTTCAGAATTTGGAATATGTAGTCATGAAAAGGTCGGAGAGCAGATTGAGTTCAGATATCGCAAATCGCGAACACCCGAACTTTACCTGCTGCCTCCAACTTCTCAGCCAATCTACCAAGCTTTAGATCAAATAGTACCTCTCAATAATCGTAGCCGGAAATTCCAGCCTCGCGATTAGATTGAAGTCTTAATTCGCATTTTCGTTTGAAAGACGAGAAATGACTCGCCTCACGCTTAAGCAGTTCCCAAAGATTGGGTCCTGTATAAGACGTGACCGTGCGTAGAGCCTCAAGTAGGTTGGGCTCTTCATGTAATGCTATTGCATCTAGAATCGCTCCTACGGAAGCTTGCCGCACGTTGGGTCCCGCGGATAATAAAGGTAATAAATGCCCCCCTTGTTTAAACTTGAGACCAAGAAGGTCTCAAATCTTGAGATCTTTCGGCTTTGGTGGTTGGAAGCCACTAAACCGGCTCTCATGTAAGAATGTTAATTCTTCCATCAGAACTCTAGGACTAATCCCTTTAAAAGGACTAGTAATAGTTGATAAATCAAGTTTAGGAGGGGCTTTAATAACTTTATAGACTGTAATCAAGGACAGGACTAGTTTGATCACTCTCGAATTCTCGTTCTTATTTTCCATAAGAATACGAAGTCGTCCGGGAATAATCAAAGGTAGCCCCCTTCGAGTGGCCACCCTCAGTGGTGGTTCACAACACTGAGGTTTGCCAGCCAACGCCTTCATGATTAAACGGTGGGATTCCTTTAAATACATTACTGTAAATAAAGCCCCGTTCGTTGTATATAAGCAACGAATACGTTTAACCAGGAGTAAGGAGTTGGCCCTAACATCCCTATTACCAAGGAGTCAGACGAGGATCAGTCAATACTTAAATATCGATTTATGGATATCTAAGAATCGGACTGTCCCCTTTCCCCGAAGGTTACGTTCCTTAACGACTGTTTTAGTTTTGTTATGTTTATTCATGATAAAATTAAAATGGTTGTTGAATGGGACGGAACCAATGAGACTATCTTTCGATAGGGGTATTCAACCCTTTAGCTATTGTCCGTTAAACGATCCTTATGATGATCGAATCATCTAACGTTTCTCACTAATCCTTTCGGAAGGAGGACATTTGGAGCTAGCCGCTGGACCTTGATGGTCCGACTAATCTTGC